GTCGGAAGATCGGTACGCGACCATCGCTCGGCAAGCGCACCGGGTCTAGGCCGAGAAGGGTCGCGTCCAGCGGCAGGTAGGCGTAGCCCACTGCGTTGTAGCGTAGCGTGTCAGCCTGCGCAAAGCGCGTCTGCACAAGCGTGACATTCGGTATTGCCAATTCGGTGATGTCAGCAACGCCATTTGCCGTAGCCATGCTTTCAGGCACGCGACGACCAAAGCGCAGTTGCACGACGCCCGACTCGTAGTCCACCACACCAAAGACGCCCCACGAGCCCGGCGTATTGGCATCGGGCGGTGCGCTGCCGGTGCTGATAAACCCGGCGTTGTTTGCTGTCGCGCTGAACAAAGCACCGCCGCCGTCCACCCAGTTTCCGGCAATCGAGAAACCGCCATTGAACAGCGGTGCAACTGCGGTGCGGAACGTGACGCCGGCAACGATCAAAGGCGTGCTTGACCCGCTCGATGACGGATCAGCGGTGCCTGCAATCTGAGTCGGCGTAGATGTCAGTCCCGATGTCCACGTGCTCAACAGCACGCCGGGAATACCACCGATGATCGCTTCGGAACCAACCGTGGTTCCGTTTCCGTCGGTTGGATCAGGATTGACAATCCAATCGCTGTCGCGTCGCACGTAGAGATTCGGGCCAATGAAGAACGACGACAGTTTTGGCGTGTAGCCCGGCGTGACGGTGAAACCGTTTGAATTGTTCGGAAGGAAAATCTCGTCCAGGGAGAATGCGCTAGTGCCGGCCGATGTCGAGCCATTTGCGTAACGAACAATAGCTGCGTTGGCGTTGACACCAGCCCACCACTGCCAAGGAGCATTCTCAATGGTGAACGACCCTGGACCGTTAATCAGATTGATGACGACATTGATTATCTGAGTTCCAGTTCGCTTCCAATCAAACGCAGCGATACTGCCGCCCCCTTGACCGCCTGACGGTTGCGCTCCAATCAGATAACTAGAATTAAAAGTAGCGATCTCAGCCTTGTATTCAGAAATAGATTTTCCTAGCGTGCAAGACCCATTGCTGTAGTTGATAGTGCCAACTACTAGATTGCTTGTCATGTTGCCGGTAATAAGGTTACCCGCGCCATCGTCGGTTATGCGAATGACAAAGTAACGATTCTCTATCGAACCGCTTATATCAAGGGGGTAACTGTAAAACGCATTTACCGCAAGTTCAACAGAGCGCGGTTCTACTGGCCCGGCAATGCCAAATGTCCAGTTAGCTCCGGCATCGTTAAAAGACAGAACATCGACTGACTGAGACGTGATGTTTTGAATCGCAACCGAAATACTTGTGTTCTTTGCAGGCAAGAGATTCGGCCGAAAGACAATCTGACCATTGGCGTAGTTGATCGACCCGCTCGCGTCGCCCGTCAGCGCGCCGTTCAAATCAGTGGCCGTCCGGTTCGCTCCATCATTCCACGTGAGCGTCAGTGTGCCTGGCTTGATCGCCTGTCCGAGCGTCACGACCTTGCCGAAGGCTCGTGGCAAAGAAGGGCCTGCCTGCTGAACCTCAGAAATCGCCTTGACGACCACGGACGACGAGTATGTGAAGATGACTTGTGAATCAACGTCGGGCAGTGCGCCTAGAGTGACGCTTAGGCCGCCAGTCGTGTAGTTCAGCGTGCCGGCGCCGAACGCTGCATCTGAACCGCGAAGGGTGCCACTGCCGTCGTCGGTCAACGTGTACCAGCGATTGAGCGCGCGATAGGAAACCTCAAGCGATCCGCGCGCAGGAACAGGATCGAGGGTGAGCGTATAGTTCAGGCGTTGGCTCTGCGCGTTAATTGGAATGCCCAAAGAATCAGTGACAACCACTGGCCGCCGAGCAGGCGTGTATACGACCGAATGAGTACCTGCACCTGAACCGAACACGTTGGTCTGTAGGCTGAGAATACCGTTCTCGTAATCAACGGTGCCGACCTGAGCGTTAGCGTTGTCGATCAGCACGCCGCCGCGGTCGGTGATCGTGATGCCGCCTCGGGTCACACTGAGGCTGCCCGGCAGAATGCCACCACCGACGAACATCGACTGCGACGTGGTGAACGTCATCGAGATCGTGCGGTTGTAGATATCACCGGCTTTGACCAGGGTCGCGCTTTGACGATTCATGCGCGCGTCGGCAATGGGAACCTCAAACCGGGTGCTTGGTACAAGCTGCGTAAAAATCGTCTCGGCCTTGATGGTAAAATCTCCAATCTCGGCCGGCTGTTCGAGTGGCACCACGCCGTAGTAGCGCGCTGCGTCTGCGACGATCGTGCCGTAGACCTTGGTCTTTCCGGTGTAAACCACCGTCGCATCGTTGCGTATGGCATCGAAGCCGGGGAAGTCCGAGCGCAGTGCGTCGGTGATTTCCAATGTGACTTGCAATCGCCGGAACTCGCCACCGGAATCGGCGAACGTGCGAACAATCGTACCCACGTCCGATACTCGAACATACTGCTCAACTTCATTGACAAGTCCTTCAAACGCACGCAAAACGAACGTGTCACCAACTACAGGCGGCGAAATTTCCTCGCGCTGCAGAATTGTCAGCGTCCGCATGCCGGTGATGTGGTTGCCGAACAGGTAGCCCGAGTAGATCGCTCCAACAGCAAGATACGACTCGATCCGATCTCGCGCTTCGGTGCGCCGATCAAAGACCTCGTTGGTCGTGAACAGGTTGACCGACACGTTAGGATCGTCAGGCGGGTCGGCGACGATGACATTGGCGCCGAAATACTGATCCGTGTCGCTGGTCTGCACCGATGCGAACAGTTTTCGCAGGTTGACTCGGCCGCCTGCGCGATCAACTTCCGAAATATCGGGGAAGATGCTGTTGCTGGTGCCGTCATTGATGACGGTGGAAGTCGGGGCGCCGCCGCCTTGATCCGAGTCCAGCATCACTTGCGACGCGACCAGTTTGATGTCGCCGCTCTCGATGGTCATCTTAAATCTCCATGAAACGAAGGGTGATCTTGTATGAGTCCGCGCCGTCCACGTCGCTGTAATGCACGATTGGCTCGGCCTCAATCGCCGCGCCGTCTTGGTGACGGAAGATCACTTGATATGACGCGCCCCGGAGTGTAAGGGTCATTTCCCGGCCCGCAACAGCGGCCCAACTTCGCAGCATGTCCAGGGTCGCCCGCGGCATCCACGCGCTCGTGTCGTCGAGCGGGCGCAAGGTGATCGGGCGGCCCTTCTGCCGTGTCGCAGTGCTCACGATCAGAGCGCCCGTGACTGTCCGTTGAACGCTCTGCTCGACCGGGTGCCAGTTGGCTTCGTCCTCCCAATAGAGGTCGGGATCGAGGGTGAGCGTCGTTCCACTATATGAAATGGTGATGCTCATGGTTTAGCCACCGCTGCGTTGTGCCGCCTGTTGAAGTTGGCGTAGGAGATTCTGTAAAGCCGTCGCATCCGACTGCGAGGCGACGTTGACGCTTGTGCGCTGCCCGTTGAGGTTGATGTCCACCCGGATCGACTGGCTGGCGCCTTGGCCCGGAAACACGCCCTGCTGCCCGCCCCCGGTAGCCTGATTGATCCTGTTGCGGATCGCCTGCGTAATCGCGTTGGAGAATGCCTGCGATAGCGTCGAGCCCTGGCCGCCGAATCGCAACTGGCCGGGGTTGTCAAAGAACGGGACATTGCCCTGCGAGTCGGTGAACTGATCTGCGACGCTCTGCGCCGTAGCGTCATCCAGGCCGGCGCTGCGCGCTTGATTGAACAGCGACAGGAACGTCTCGCCGGCAGCGCCGATCCGGTTGCCGGAGCGGTCGGTCGAAAAGCCATCGGCGTCAACATCACGACGGCGGCGCTCGGCGTCGGCCGCGCGGGTAGAGGCTTCGGCAACCCGGTCCAAGGCCGTTGCCTCGCGCTCGCGGTCGTTCACGAACCCGTTCGCGGTGTCACTGCTCGCGTTTGCCCGATCGCGCAATGCCTGAATCTCAAGGCGGATGCGCTCGATCTGCTGCTCAGTGGCCGCAGTCTCAAGGCGCTTGACTTCAAGCAGTTGAATGCGGATGTCGAGTTCCTGCTTCTTCTGCTTGTAGAGCGGATCAGACTGGTCAAGCGCCGCGCGCTCAATCTCAAGTTTCTGCTGCTCAAGACGCACTTCCTCGATCTGCACCTTGATCTTCGCCTCGATTATCTCGATCTCAAGCCGCTTCTGGCGAATGGTCAGTTCGATCACCGCTTGCTCGTCGCCGCGGCGCTTGGCATACTCGATGCTCGTCTGAATTTCTTGCTGCTCAAGCCTGAGTTTGGCTTCCTGCACACTCAGACCAGCGGACAACGCCTGTCTGCGACGCTCGATTGCAGCAGCCGAGTCGTTGACAGCATCGCGGTATAGCGCCTCGGCAATGGCGGCGCGCTCAGTCGCGGCGTTGACATCGGCCTTTGACGCAAGCCCTTCCTTCTCCAACTGAATGACGAGTTGAAGATTCTTGGCCGTCTGCAGGTAAGCGTCGCGCAATGTGTTCAGCGCGGCCGAGTTGTCGGCGTAGACCTTGACGGCCAGGGCTTTTTGCTCGGCATCCACGCGGCTCGCTTCGGCCGACTCGCGGGCTTTTTGAGCCTCGGCGGTCCTGACATCGATCGTGCGAGTGATGTCCTCGATCACCTTCTTTCGCGTGCCCGTAGAGTCGCCCAAACGCGCGGCTTCTTCAATCAGCGCGGCTCGGTACTCCTGCAGTTTTGCGATCTCGGCATCGCGTTTTGCCGACACGTTTGCGAGAGCAGCGGCTTCGGAATTGGCAGCCTGCGCAACGGCGTCCAGTGTAGCGGCTTCGTCTCCTGCGAGTTGCACGAGTTGCACGCGCGACTCGCCTTCAATCTTCTTCGCCGCAGCGACCTTCTCGCTGACGGTCACTTGATTCTCGTAACTCTCACTAACCTTGCCAAGTTCAACAAGCAACTTCTGCCAAGACACCGATGAAAGATCGACTTGTCCGCGTAAAGCCTCTGCACTGTTTTTTAGTCGTTCAATCTCGTTTGTGACTTCCTCGGCAGAAAGACTTGTTTGCTGCTGTGATGTCGAGAGCGCATTGAACGAGCCAGCGGCGTTCTGCGCGATCTGGCCGGTTTCCTTGGCAGCGTTGCCGATCTGCCCCTGTCCATCAATTGCTGCTTGGCTGCTTTGAGCGATCGACTGATTTGTTTTCAACAGCCGATCATTCAACTCGGTGTAAGCGGTGCTGATCTCTTTGCCGAACCGACGCACAGACTCAATCGGGTTCTTGAAGTCGAATGTGGCAATGAACCCGAGCGTCTTGCCAGCGGCGACGCCAAGAAACTCAAACGCAGTGGTAACGCCGCGAACAGCAATTGCAGCTTGTTCGATAGTGACCGTAAGAGCGCGGACAACACCGCTGTCCCCAATAAATTGTGCAGTCTCAGTGAGTGTGTTCTTGAGGCGGTTCCACGCCGCTTGAAAGCCCTGTACAGACTTTGTTCCGTCTCCATAAGTCTCGACCAGCGATTTGCGAAGCGCCGGCAGAAAGTCATCGGATAGTAATTGACCGGTTTCTACCAGACGGATCAATTCCGACGTGCTAAGGCCAAGCCCTCGCGCCGTTAGTTCAAGAGCGCCGGGCAACGAGTCGCCCAACTGCTGACGCAGTTCTTCGAGCGATACGACGCCCTTGCTCGCAGTTTGGGCCAGGGCGTCGAGGATCAAACCCGTCCGCTGCGATGACAGACCAAGCTGCCCCGAGGCATTTATAACGGCACGAAACAGGCTTTCTGTCGTTTCAAGCGGCACGTTGGCGCCGTTGAGCGCAGCCTGGAACTTGACGTAGGACTGGCTGATCGCCCCGATCGCAACGCCCGCGTTGTTCGATACTTCGCGCAGAATCTCGATCTGCCTGGCAGCCTGCTCGGTGCTACCAGTGACAAGCGCGAGCGAGCGGCGCAACGTCTCAATCTGGACGTTCGCCTCAACGAACCGGCTTGCGAGTTCAAATCCACCGTAGATCGCCGCTAGTTGACCGAATGCCTGCGACACAACTCGCGTCGCTGCACCAGTCTTTCCAATCTGTTCGGGCGTTTTCGCAAGTTCGTCGTTTAAATCACGAAAGCGCACTTGAGCATTGGCAAACGCTCGATCAAACTCTTGGGCGGTGACGTTCGTGTTGTTCTTGAGCGTGACCATCGAGCGGACAAGCTCGTTGATCTCAGCCTTGATGGCTTCTGCAGATCGAACGCCGGCTACACCAAAAGCGTCGTTGAGAGTTTTCTGCGCAGCCGCCGTGCGGCGTGCTTCATCTGCAACCTGCCGCTCCGCTACTTCGGCTTCGTTCAGCGCCTTCGTCCATAAATTAACGTAGTTGCGAGCCTCTTGCAGCTTGCGGTATTCAGCGGCCTTCTCAGCCGCGGCTTTCTGCTGCGCCCATTCGCGTTCCTCGCGTGCTGCTTCTTCAATGACGAGGTTGTATCCCTCGACGGCGAGTTTGGCTTGCCCGACTTCCTGGCGCAGCGACGTGAGCGATGCTTCGACTCGCCGCTGGGCTTCGGCCGACGTGGACGCTGACACGCCAAGCCGCTCAAGTTCGGCGCGCGACTCAGCCAGTTTGGAGTTCTGCCCGGCTAGGGTTCGCTCAAGACGCTGCGCAGCCGTCGATGCGCGGTTGTACGCATTCTCGGCTTTGGTCAGCGCGGATTCGTTCTCACGCAAATCGCCGTTGGCAGACTTGAGCGTTGCCTTCTGCTCGGCTAGGGTGTTTTCAAGTTCCGCAATGCTCCGCTGCAATTCGCGGTTCTTGGCGCGGTAGGAGTCAGTGTTGCGCTCGGCGCCTTGGTACTCCGCTCGCAGTAGGTTTAGCGCAGCTTCTTGCTCGCGCAGGCGGACAGCAGTAGTGTTGACGGCCTGCTGTGCAGCGACTTGGGCAGCGCGGAATCCCTCGACAACCGTGCGCTGCTCATTGAATGATGTCTGTAGTTGCTCGACATTGGTCCGCGCCTGAGCAAATGACGCGCTGGTCTTTGTAACCTGTTCCTCAATGGCGTTCAGCGCAGCGACCGCATCACCCTGCTCGGCAACGCGGTCCAGGGCTTGCCCAAGCCGCACAAATTCCGGCGTGGCTTCGCCACCTTCTTTCGACAGTTGATCGAGTTCAGAAGCGAGTTTCTTGACTTGCTCCGACCCGCTCGTGGTCGCTGCAATCCGAAGCTCGATGTCGCGCGAGTTTTCAGTCGCCATCGCTCATTCACCAAAATAAAAACGGGGCGTCAGGGTTTTAACCCCGACGCCCCGAGCCGGCCCCCGTCAACCGATGATTAGGCGTCGCGCAGATGCACGGTGAACGGCTCGTTGAAGCCGACCGGCGTCTTCATGCGGCCCGGCAGGGTGATCGACGCGAAGTCGTCGGCCAGGAAGTTGAACGCCGAGTCAGCGGCGATAACCGCCTCGAACACCGTCACGATCACCGGCTGGTTGTCGGCGAAGTTCTTGCCGTCTAGGCGGAACCGGGCGCGCAGTTGCGCGTCGGTGATGCCTCGCACTTCGGTGCCGGTGATCGCGCTGAACGCACCGCTCACGCGCACGAACTGGTCGTTGGCAATGGCGCCACCGGCCAGTTCCTTGACCCAACCGAGTTGCTTGTTCAGCAGGTAGTCCACGCCCTCGACGTAGTTCGGACCAGACGCCGTGATCGACGTGCTCGCAACGGTCTGCGACGCGCTCACGGTGTAAGTGCCCGTGCCGCCCGTGCCGGTGCCAAGCGCCGTGATCGTGGTGCCAGCGGTCACACCCGCGCCGGTGATCGTCTGACCAACATGCAGCGAGCCCGAGGACAAAGCCGAGACGGTCAGGGTCGTGCCGCTGATCGCGCCCGTCACGCTGGCCGCGTCGCCGGCCACGGTGATCGCGCCGGTCAGGTTTGCGCGCGACAGCGCCACCCACTTGTCCACCTTGACGCGGATGCGCTCGTTGGTCAGCGTGCCGGCAGTCTGGCTCAGAGCCGCGGTCGTGCCAAGCAGCGCAATCGCCAGCGACTCTTTGTTGACCTCGGACAGCGCGATGGTCAGGTCGGCCGGCTGCGGCACAGCCACCGACTCGATCACCTGGCCGTAGGTGTTGCGGCCGCGAGAAGTCTTTTCCTTGAGGTCAACGTTCGGTTTGATCTCAAACTGGTCGCACTCGTAAGGACCGCTGTAGTCCTCGAAGACGCCGTTGACGAAGCGCGCGATGTAGAGATCGCCAGCGCCCAGGAATGCGCGAGATGTCATAGTGGTTCTCCAAAAACAGGAATGAGTTTAAGGGTGACGCGAGTAAAACGCTGTCCGGTCCAATTTCGTTACGGCTCGGCTAGGTTCTCGACAAAGGTGATGCGAATGGCAATTGATCCCGACACAAACGCCGTGCCGTCCTCGCGCACGCCGATCTGACGACCAGCGTACTCAAGCTCGCTTGGGCGCACCGCGCCGTCGAATGAAGGGTCAACACCAAAGATCGCCTTCTTCAAGTCGGCAAGGATCAAGTGCGCCTTGTCGTTCGGGTTCATGGGATCACACTCGTCATGCCCCTCGATTTGATATGCCTGGCGCACTTTCGCCTCGGTGCCCTTGGTGGCCTGCACGTCATCCTCGCCTTCAACGATGACGATGCACGGCAGTTCTTCCGGCACCAAGTTGATCCGACCACGGAACACGCGCAGACCGATGTCGGTGTTGTATCCGTTGGCGATGGAGATCGTGCCGACTCGATCCGACACTTTCTGCGCGAGCATGCTGGCTTTGCTCATACGGTGAGCCTTTTATTGATTTCACGAACAACGTTGTCGCCGACCGTCTGCTCCAAGTCGCGCCGAACCATCGGCAGGATGACGGCGGCGGTTTTCCGAAACACCGACCATGCTTGAAGGCGGTACATTGCCTTCATTTTTCCTTTGCCTTTGCGGTCGGTATTTTCGCGCTGCATGACAAGAACACCTGGAGCCTTCTTCGTATCGCCAAAGAAGGCATACGGGATCACGACGCGGCGGCCCTTGATGAACTCGAAACTAATGCCTGCCTGCTTCTTGCCGACCGGGATTTCGCGGAAGGTTGAGCCCGTGCGCAGAATGAATGGAAGGCGCTTGTCTTTGCGGCGAGGGTTGCGCAGCATTTGCGCGGCGCGACGCCCGTCCTTGGTAATCCAGGTCGGGCCTTTGGCTAGACTGTTGTCGAAGCGCACCGGCACCGAAACCTGCCGCGGCGCGAACTGGCGAATGTTCGACGGCCGCAGTGCTGACTTCTTGCTGCCCGATCCGCCGCGGAACGCAACGATCTTCGCCTGCGGTTTGCGCTCGTCGTTGGCAGCAATGAACTGCATCCGTTCTTCAAGGTACGCGCGGGACCAGTTGATGCGCTTGGTCATGCGCGTCAGCGAGTCCTTGTACGCCCGCTCGCTGACGAGGTTGACGGCTCTCAGCGAGACGCGGTTGATGTCAGCAGCGTTGATTTGTCCGAGTCGCTGTGCTACGCGCCCCACGTCCAGGGTGTTGATGACGACTGCAAACGCCACGATCAGACCTTGCGCAGAACGTACCTGGCGAAATAGCCGTCGTCGTCAACTCGCGCATCGAGCACGTAGTTGTCGGCGCCAACGGCCAGCGTGTCGCCCTTTTGCGGCGCGTGCTTAGACGGTATGCGCGCAAGGTGGCGGATGTAGGCCACGTTGCCCTCGGCGTCGGTCATCTCGACATCCTGCTGGATGTTGACAATCGTTTCGAGGGTGCCACGCAAAAACGCATCCTCGCCCATGCGAGCGAGGATGCGTTCTGCGGCCCGACTCAGGATCGGGTTCACCACGGTTAGGTGTTGCGCAGCAGGCGCACGATGGCGTTCGGACGAGTGCAGATCGAGATCGGGTTGGACTGCGCTTCGATCTCGACGCCCTTGTTCATCCGCATCATTTCCTGCTTGGCGTAGTACGGCAGGCCGATGGTGTTGACCGTCTCCATGTAGTCGGCCGGCGCGTAGTTCGTCACGAACATATCCGGTACTCCCTGCGGGATCAGAAAAGCGTCATCGTCGCCGACGAAGTTCTGCCCCGAGACCTGGCCCCTGTACTCGTGCCAGGACACGCCGCAGAACTGGAAGCCGGGCGAGCCGCCTTCCTGCGAACGCTGGATGTCGCGCAGGAAGGCGCCATCGAGCCAGCGGTCGTAAGCCTTCTCGACTGCCGGATGACCGACTAGGGAGTCGAAGAAGTTCTTGCCGCACAGCGCGACGAAACCGCGGTGCATCACGCCACCAAGCGCATCCTCGGACTGACGCTGCGCTTGCACGATCAGGCTCTTGACCTTGGTCGAGTCGGTCCCGAGAAGCATTTGCCGGATCTGCTGCGTCACGTTGAACGTGCTGAACATATCCAGCAGCACCGCGCCGTCCGCGTCAAGCACTTGACCCTTGAGGGCGCCAATGCGCTGCCACTCAATCGTAACGTCTAGGTTGCGACGCAGCTTGCCGAGTTTGCGGTTCACAAGGTTCTGCACCGTCTCGGTTTCGTTCTCGGTGCCGAAAGCACGCAAGTTCTGCACTTCGTCGGCGATCACCGAGGTGCGCTGCGGCAGATGCACAGTGTTGATCGGGATCAGGCGAGCCTTGTCGTTGCGCTCAACGCGACCGGGAGCACCGCGAGCGGCAGCCGGGATCAGGGTCAGGGTCGTACCCTTCATCTCGATCGACAGACTGGTCGTGGTGATCCCTTCTTCGCTGAAAAGGCCGAGCGAGCCGATCAGCATCGGCTGATACGGCGACTCGTTGATCGCCCTGGTCATCGACTGCAGACTAAAGGCGTCGTTGGTGAAGATGTCGAGAGTAGGCATGTCCTTTACTCCTAGTCCTGTGTCGGTGATTAGCGAACGATGATGCCGAGGGCTTCAAGTTCCGGCTTGGCTGCGGCGTCGTAGCCGGTCAACTCAAGCTGCTGCACTTCGGCATAGCGCACGATGGCAACCGCTTTCTGATCGGACGTTGAATCGGGAACAGCCTCGTAGAGCACACCGACCGCAGTCTGAGTGCCGTCTGAGTTTGCGTTGTTGTACGCAGTGAATTTCCCGCTGGCAGTGATACGCCCAAGCACCGTGCCAGCGACCATCGCAGGAGCAGCGGCAGCGATTACAACTTGCTCGCGGCTAATTGAACCGTTACCTTCCGACAGCAGAAATTCCGCAGCGTATTTGCCTTCAAACCGAGTGGACATGACCTAATCTCCTAATTGCCTTTGAGTTTGCGACGCGCAGCCCAAACGTCGGTGACATTCAGCGCCGCAGGCTGCGTTATTGGTGCGGGCGAAGACGGGTTGCGTGCAGCAGTATCGGTGTGCGTGTTCTCGTCGCGCTCGGCCATCGCAGTCAGCAACGATTCGCGCACATCGTTGACAGACTTGCGCGCACGGATGAAACCATCGGCTTTGTCTGCCATCTTGGCGACGCAGCACAGCGAGCGAATCTCGCGCGCCGCATCAATGGACTTCTTTGCGTCCTCGATGCTGACAGCGTTCACCGCGAAGACTGGTGCGTAGTCGGAAAAGCCTGCGGCTTTGGCAAGCACTTCGATCTGCTCGGCGAGCGTGGCCGAAGGCTCTTGCACAGACTGCGACGCAGGCTCGGCCGGTACGAACGCAGCACGGATGTTCTCGGGCAGACGCTCAGTCTCGAACAGCGCGGTCATCCGCATCTCGGGCTCAACCTCATCGGCAAAACCGAGTTCGACCGCTTCATCCGCCGTCATCCACGTCTCGGCGTCAAGCAGTGCCTTGATCTCGTCTTCACTCTTGCCGGTGCGCGCCGTGTAAATGCCAACCAGCGATGCTGCGATCTTGTCGAGGGTATCGGCCCACTCGCGCATCTCGTCAGCATTTCCGATGGCAACACCCATCGGGTTGTGAACCATCATAAACGAGTTTTTCGGCATGACGATCTTCTTGCCGGCCATTGCGATGAACGAAGCTGCGCTCGCAGCCACACCCATGACGCGCACCGTGATGTCAGCCTTGCTTTGCCGCAGCACGTTGTAAATCGCCAGGCCGTCGAATACCGATCCGCCAGGCGAGTTGATGAGCACAGTGACCTTCTGCGCACTCACCTTGCGGAACTCGTTGATAAAGTCTTTGGCGGTGACGCCCCAAAACCCGATTTCATCAAAAATCGAGATTTCGGCCGAGTCATCGGCAAGCGCTTTGATAGTGAACCAAGTTTTCATAGCGTGGAATCTTATCGGATAGTGTTGCGGTTTAGTGTCCGGTCGAATTTCGTATGCAGTTATTCCCGCTGCTCTTTGTTTTCACGCTTCTTGATGATCTTGTCGCGCACAAGGACGTACACCTGCAGCAGCGTGTAAATCAGAGTTGCAAACATAAGAAGGTGCTGCAAGGTGATAAACGAGCCGAGCGCCGCAATCCATACGCCGATCAGTTTCAACCATGCAACCTTGTCGTCGTGAGTCATTGCTTCATCTTTCATATCGTGACCGCATTCTGCAATTATTGCCGCGAAAGGCGCGAGCGCCTGTACGTTCCGATTTCGTTAATGCAGCATGAACAGCAGCACATCATCGTCTTGATCGCGGCGCTTACGCTTCGCGTCCGGTCGCACCAACCGACCGCTGCTGTAGGGAACGATGTCAACTGGCGGCTCCACTGCCCGAATAGCGGAGAACCCCTGAACCGCAAGCAGACGTGGGCCGAAACCCACGCCTTGCACAGCGATAGCGCGCGAGTTCAACATCACTGCCTCGTGATAGTCACAGTGCCAGATTGCTCACTGATCGTCTGTGCAATGTCGGCAACCTGACGGCTCGTTTGTGCAACGTGCAGCGGGTTGTTGCTGTCCAGGCCGTGCATGAGCCAAAGCTCGCGCAACATTTTCGCTGCGCTGACGCCCGGCACGATCTCGTACTCCCAAACCTGTTCAGGCGTGAGCCCGAGCGTCGAGCCGCGAGTCAGATTTGGAAGGCCGATCAACTGCTCGTGATAGATCGCGTCAGGATCAATAGTCAGCTTGTAAACCAGTGCAGCCGCGTCGAAACTCTGGCCGTGCGTCACTGACACTGGCGAAACCGGCCAGCCTTGCGGTAGCAGCGGAATCTCTTGGATATGCGCGTGCGCCACGCTCGCAGGGGCTAGGGTGCGCGGCGTGTTGACGGCCGGTTGCGCGATCTCGTGGCTGTGCCCGAGGCTCGCTGCTGCGATCTGCTGAGCAGCGGTAAAACTCGGCAACTCGATCGTGTGCGCGTGCGTCAGGGTATCGGACACCAGCGACCGCCCGGTGTTTACCGCAGGAACAGCGATGGTGTGCGTGTGCGTGAGCGTGTTTGAGGCGACGACTTGTTGGCTGCTTGCGCTCGGGACCGACAGCGTTTGCACATGCGCGAGCGACGCAGTAGACAGTGCCCCCGATGCGCCGACACTCGATGCTGCTAGGGTGTGCGCGTGGCTTAGCGCATTCGGATCGACATTCCGACTTCCACTTGCCGTCGTCGCCGCGAAGACTTGCGCGTGCGCGAGCGCGTTCGGCGATAGCGATGTGCCCGCTATCGTTTGATTGAACTGCGCTGCCTCGTTTCCAGCCTGCACAACGACGGTCGTCGGCAAACCTACAAGCAGGTTTGCCCCCTGCAACGCAGAACCAAAGGCTTGTTGCCCTTGGACTGCGTTGGGGGTTCCCGTGTCGCGCGTTAGCTGCGCACTTGCGCCGCCAGCTTCGAGCATGGCGCTAGCCTACGCTGATCGTCGCGTAAAGCGGCACACCGCCAGGGAGCGAACCAGTAGGCACGAAGCGACGGCGAGTGCCGATCACGTCGAAGCCGAGACCCGCCGCCCATGCTGAGCCATTCCAGAACTCGAATGTGCCGTTGGTCGTGCTGCTGCTCGACTGCGTAAGCACGAGTGCGTTGGTATCCGCCCGTAAGATGTTGATGGTATGAGTCCCAAGAGTGCCGCCAAACGGCGTGCTCTGAACCCATGCGAAGGTTCCGTTACTTGTGTTGAAGTCGCCGAAGTTCCAGCGGTACTGCGACGGCAGGGGATCAGGGGTCTCGTAGACCAGTGCCATGTTCATCACGCGAGCGGGCACCATAATGTCTGTCAGCAATTGAAACTCGGCCATAAACTGCACTTCACTGACCGAGCCGAGGCCCGAGAGATCGCCGTTCGCCGGAACCAGTGTCCACGCGCCTGAGTTGTCATTGATTCCAGCGGTTCGGACGTAGACGCGGAAACCCGCGCAGACTTTGCCGAATGCGCTGCTACCCAAGTTGCCTGCGGCGTTTACGAGCACCCGATAAAAACGCTGCGCGGCTTGCCCGAGATTCATGCGCGGGAAGATGACGCGCTGAGCCGTCGTCGCCGCATAGTTCCAATCCGCTCCGAGCGGCAGAATGTAAAGGAAGTTGCTGACATTAGTGGTGCCAGCCAGCACATAGAACAGATACCCCGCTTCCGTCCAAACAAAGGGCGTCACCGTCGAAGCCGGTGCGTGTAGGAAGGGGAACGATCCTGCGCTTGCCGAGGCTTGGTCGGTCTGCGTTACAGCAATATTCCCGATTCCTTCAAACTGCCCGGAATCTGTCCGATACTGCGTCGTATAGATACGACCACTACTGGTTGCGACAACAATACGGTCAAAAGAGTCTGCTCCGTCAAATGCTGCCATTGTTGCCGTTGCAGTGAAAGTGTTTGTCCCACCGGGCGGCACTTCAAGCATGCTGTCAGCAACAAACGTCGTCGAGCCAGCCGTGATACCCGAGAGCGGTGCTCGACAGACTCGCGTAGCAGTGACGAAGTAGAGGCATGCAACACCGGCCCCAGGGCCGTGATTCGCTGTCCACACTCGGCCGTTGTTGTTCTGCGAGATGTTCCCGGTGACGGTCTGCGTACCCGTGACAGTCAAGTCGGTGCCAGCGGTCAAGGTTGCGGCACCTGCCGTCAGAGTAAGCGCTGCACGAATGTTGTAACGAAAAACACGCGCAGTCGTAGCCGCACCATCGAGCACATAAACGTCATGCTGCTGAAACGACGTGCGCGGAACGATTGCTAGACCGGCTGCTACGGTGTTAGTTACGGTTGCAGCATCGCGCAGCCAGTAGACCGCACGGATGTTGTCCACCGTAGTCGCAGCCGAAATTGTCGTGCCGCCAAGAATGAAGTTCTCAATACGCAGACCTTTGGCGACGAACAAGCCGCCATTGGTTGCGACCGAATTGGTCGTAGTGAGAACTGCGCGCAGTTCCTCGATCACATACGCGGTCGCGCTAGCGATCGTTCCAGCCGAGCCGGTCAGCGTGATCGAGCCGTTCGTGCCAACCGCACTGATCTCGTACCACGTTGTTATCGCCGCCGGATCAGTTGACCCAAAGCCGATTCTTG